GAATTGTCCGGCTTGTATCGCTATAAAAAATATTACACCACCCCAACATTCAACGGATCGTAATGAACTTATAGATTTGGATAATATACTATAGTAATGAGTAAATCGGATATTCTGCTAACATCAATCAATCACTTTTATGACGACACCGAGAATAAAACTATGTTAAAATCTATACTCGATAAATCCAGTGGCATATCACTTCGTAATTTGGAGTGGTTCATCACTAACTATGCAAAAAAGAATAATTTGACATATACGACAAGTAATGGTAAGTTATTTACTGTTCATTGTGCATATAAATCAACTCTCGATGGATATAGCAAAAAATTATTTGACCCATTTTGTCGTTCGGAAAAGATATCATATACGATACCGGGGACAGATGATGAAATTAGTACCACGGTTGCCCAACTCAATTTCATCAAATGGTGTATAAAAAATAAAGTGATTGATTACATTTCAAACAATAAAGATACGTTATTTAATAAGCGAGAGAAATAAACCCACCCGAAAATTTAAACGTTTGGTAGCCAGTGTAATATAAATGTAATGTATATGTATCTGTTAAACCGGATTTGAGATTTACCTCCAAATTGGTTTTATCGGATTTTAGTTGCGAAAAATCTAAGCTCCCCGATGGTTTCACATTCATTGGATACATCGAGAAGCTATAAGTATAGACATTCCTATAGGGACGAGACAATCGGGCTCTTATCGTTGTCAGGTACTTGTAATACGAATGGTTTGCGTCCGTTATATTTGGGGTGTCTTGTCCGTTGATATAGAATTTTGCTTTATCCATTACCGGATAAAAGAACGAATATAATTGATCAAAATCGAGTATAGATCCAAAATTGAATCTATTTTGAAAGTAATGATAATCGGCACTAATTGAACCTGGTATTTGATAACTTGCCAAGTAACTGGAATCCACACCCGGTCCCTGTGCGACTTCTATATTTTCAAAATCCTTGTTTCGCAAAAACCAATGAATACACTTTACCGGTATATTCGGAACCAATTGTAATTTCATTTGATCCTTGCCGACTTCGGTTTCCATGGTTGGGTGTTTCTTCACAACATCGGTGATTAACTGCGTCGCTTCTTTCATGTAATAGATTCTTTCTTCTGGGGTTATTGTCAATTCCTCTGTGATGATATCAAATTCCGGAACCGAGATAGTCGTGGATGAGTCCGTGAAGAAGGTTTGAGGGTGTAACACGAATGTAAATTCAAGCTTTTGTTTATGTATCGCACAAAGTGGGAAGAATGGTCTATTTGGTTGGTTTGTATCATATTCGTCTCCCGAATATTTTCTTGAAAAGAAGAACGGGAGGGGTATGATGAGATCGGTGTCATATTGTGCGTAAGCGCCGTTATCGACGGCACCATCATACGGAATGCCACGGTTAATCAATATCTTATTTGTAATCTTCTCGGACATTTCCATATACAACTCGTCATACAATATCATCCAATCGTCATATATAGTTTCCAATTCTAATTCATCAACCCTCATAGTAATCGATTTGAATAGATGTCTTCCCAATTGGTCAGCATAATTCTGACCATTCCCGGGAGCGCCGTTTATTTTTGGCATTTTTATTGAAATATACATATTACTCAATAAATCTCCCATGTTTTGTGGGTTCATGGTAACCTTTATGGTTTCACCAAATGGCCAGGTGGCTTTTCCTCCTGGATTAATGACGGGGGTGGTTCGATGATATTTTGAAAAATTCGAATGACGTTTCTCTTTATAGGTAAATAAAGACCTCGCCTTTTCGTCGTTGGATATAAGGTGGCCATCTTGCTTTCCTATCGCGTGAAGGCATAACATGGCTCCGGTGCTGGCACCGTTTATGTCGCACATACTACTTATTGCTTACATATTTTTAATATCTAATTTCCACATGTCTATGGGGGATGTCTGTTTCATAATTTCCAGTTGGCGTCTAGCTTCATTGGATTCTTGGATGAGCGACTTCACAGACTCTTCTGTGTATTGAACTGTTTTGATATTCAAGAGATAATCATAATTCCCATCAATTTTTGGGAAAATTTGTGATATTTGTCTTTCGAGATCCAACTTTTTCCGTCTGAAAACAACCAATTCTCCATCTATAACCATCAAAACGAATTTAGATTTGTAACTGCACAATGTTGCCTTATTTTCCAATACTTTAATGAGGTGGGATTTTCTTGCGTTGTAGTGTTTCATTCGTAATTCAATGAAATCAACGAGAATCTCCTCTGGACTTTTGTATTTGTATATTCCTCTTGTTGGATGAAATAGATGCATGTTCGAAGAGTTTAACGATCGTCTCAATTTTAAGTCTTTCATTGGATCATTACCCGTATAACCAACAATGTCAAAATCAACATTTTCGGTTGTACTGTTATTTGTATATGAAGTGATTGTCTTCTTCTCAACGAGAGTGTCGAGGTATTCTTTGTAATCCTGTGTCCATCTTCCCGGGGGAAGCTCGGTCACTTTAATCTTAGATCCCGTGTTTCTCCACACACCTTCGGCGATCCAAGCACCTTCATCACCTTCCCGTGTGATGGTACCCCTGAATCCCCTATACCATGGTTTCATGGGGACGATTGGTTTTTTATCAAGAACCCGAAGGATATTGTTTTTAATATCAAGTGGATTGAACGGCGGGACAAAACTAGAAAACCCCGTCCCGATACCCTCCGATCCATTGATAAGTATCGTGGGAAGAGTGGGCATATAATAATTCGGTTCGATCATTCTCCCATCGTCGTCCAAATACGTGAGGATCGCATCATCTCTATGGTCAAACAGTCTTCTTGCTTCTTTTGTAAGTTTGGTGAAAATATACCTCGTTTGACTCGCGTCCTTCCCACCCATCAGTCTCGTCCCAAACTGACCACAAGGTTCGAGGAGATTGATATTATTACTACCCATGTAATCATTTGCCAATTTCACAATTGTGTCAGCGAGGGAAACTTCTCCATGATGATATGCCGATGTTTCTGCGACGTATGCTGCCAGTTGAGCAACCTTCATTTCATTTCTGAGATCCTTTTTGAAACAAGAATACATAACTTTTCGCTGGGATGGCTTTAATCCGTCCGCAACATGAGCGATGGATCTTTTCAAGTCCGCGAGACTAAAATTGACCAAGTCTTTGTGAATGAAATTTGTAATTCCGAGTGATTGGATCGACCCATACGGGACTTCCAATTCATTTGGATTCTTTGCGGTATTTCTCAAAAGCCATTCTTTTCTTGCGTCGGCCTTCTTTTTGTCAAAAGCCAGAATAATAGATTCATCTGACATCTTATCCATTTCAAATTTTACCGTGAGCTGCTGAATTTGTTTGAAATATTCTCTCGCTTCCTTCGATGTGGATGTACCCAGACCCTTGTAATATTTGATCTTCCATCCGGATTTACCGTTTCCATACCACGTCCTAAACGAAGAATCTGTATAGAATGATTTGGTTTCCGAACCCTTCGTTGCCTTAATGATAGGAGTAACCATACTCACAACAAAGTTCATTTTCAATAGACTTGGCCAGAAATGATGTATCATATTCAAGATCAGCCCCTTGATATGAGACCCATCGTTATCAGCGTCTGTCATGATCATAAGACGACCGTAGCGAAGTTCGGAAACATCTGTATATTCTTTACCTTGTTGGAGACCTAAAATCTTCTTGAGATCGTTGAATTCCTGATTAGATGTTAATTGAGACACGGAAGCATCCCGAACATTCTTACATTTACCACGGAGTGGGAAAACGCCATAATGATCCCGACCAACGACCGAAAGCCCCGCGACCGCCAAAGTCTTCGCTGAATCACCCTCTGTCACGATGAGAGTACATTTCCCAGACTGCGCTGTACCCGCCTTATTTGCGTCATCTAACTTTGGAATGCCAGTAATTTTTGATTTTCTTGAACCGTCCGTCTTTTTGAGCTCTTTCATTTCCTTGAATTTTGACAATGCCAATAGTTCATCTTGAATTCCAGTCTTGAGTACGTTCTTGATAAAATTTTTTGGTGGTTCAAATTTACTTCCAAATTCTTGTGATTTTGATGTACATTCGGATTTAACCTGACTACTGAACGTAGGATTTTCAAGGGTAGCCTTTACGAAAACGTTGAATGTATTTTTCACTTGTTGAGGCTTTAGTTTGATTTTCTTCGATAATTCATCGATGATACCCGCCGCCAAAAAAGACGTCACATGATCCACATGACTCCCTCCTTTGTTTGTACAAATACCATTAACAAACGAAACCTGTTCAAGATTGTTATCCGATGGCCCAATACAGACCGACCAGCGGTCCGCAGTGACACTGGCGAGAGATTCCACACCCTCATACATCTTCGCATAGGATTCAAGATTCATTTTGGGTAACGGTTCATCTTGAAATTTTACCTTACAGTTCGGTGTGGTACAGATATTCGCATCATATACTCTTTTATGAAATATTCTGAATATAGTATTGTCCATCTGTTTCATCCCGAACCTTTTCCAATCCGGGATAAATGATACAGATACCGAAGATTTGCTTCCATTGTATTTTTTCATGGTGGGTGTAACACATGTTGTCATATTATCCCTCCACATCTGCGAATATGACAGTTTATTTTCATGATCTTTAATTTCTATGGAAAATTCTGACGAATACACATTCGTGAGTTTTGCGCCGTATCCATTTCTTCCGCCCACCACCCTCTTTTTTGAGTCATCGTAATTGGTCGATGTTAAGAGATGACCGAATGTAAGTTCCGGATTCCACAGTTGCTCCTTTTTGTGCATTTTAATGGATACGCCACCGAGAGGACCATTGTTTTCGATCGTGATTCTTCCAGAGTCTTTATCGATGGAGACATTTATATTCGTCACCTGTTTTGGATGGAGTGAATTTCTATCGACCGCATTTACGAGTATCTCGTCAAAAATTTTAAGAAGAGCGGGGGAATATTTGATATCCCTCTTTTCAAACTTTTTTCCATATTTATCAATAAGCCAATAGGTTTCTGGCGTTACTTCAACGGGACCAACATAGGAGTCGGGTCTCTTTAATATATGTTCTATATGGGAAAGTTTTTGAATGCTTTCTTTCATTTCACTTGAAAATCTATAGACGCAATTCTTTACTTAGGTTTTTTTAGATCACATATCGTCCGCCCGATATCTCCGGGCTATACGATAGTAGTCATTAAACCAATTTACAACCTCTTCCTTTGTTTTTGTCGCATTGGGTGTATATAAATTTTTAATAATTCCAGTTTCACGTTCCATTAGTTTTATTATTCTTACTTTAGGGGGACTTACAAAACAACACCTACATACCCTTTTTGCCTTTAACCCAAATAACTTAATTTGGGATACATTATTTAGTAAGAATAAAGGTCTTATGTGTCTATACTTGTATAATACTCTATGTTGTTCATCCGTGTCCGGTCTAATTATTATATCGAGTGGTGACTGACACACATAGCATTCATGTCTCCAGGATAATTTTGGCATACTTATGTATACGACGATGCTTTACTTTATAGCACTTTTAGTTATTTTGGTTCTTTTTTTGAACAGAAACAATACACGTCGGAGCAATAAGAAGTCGTTGGAGACTTTGGTACGTCAGTCCGCTCGTTATGCGACTGCCGCACAACAAGACGCAACACCCCTCATAGCTGTATTACATGCTAATTATGCCGCGGCATATCTCTATGCGGCGACTGATATAGCCACAGATTCCGAGATACATACAGCAACTGGCGTGGATGTAGTTACATTTAAAGAACATATCGTAAATGTTCAAGATATGGTAACCAAAAGAACAACAGAAAAATGCCCCCAATTTGCGGGAGAGGTTGATTTATATTTATCAACCATAGCCGGACAGGCAGATTTATAATTCCTAAGTGAAAATTAACATCTCATTTTTTCAGTTTTTTCTGGAATAATCCATGGAAGTTACACGCGACAGCTGCTGGTATGCGCTTCTTATGCAAACTATTAAATTTTACAAGGTTATCGAACCGGATGAACGCTGCGTCCGGCTCGCTGATGCCGAGTGGCGACTGAAGCGAAGACACGAAGCCATACGAAATGCGAAAGCTCAACGTGGAATCATCGTTATCGATCCAGTCATCGATGAACCCCGCGAAAAGAGGAATTCTCATAAGATATG